CAATACGGTAGAAAATGTTGCTTGTGGTGATCTATATTTTGGTTGTTTAGATAGTCCTCGCACATGTGATGAACTTTAGTACCACGATTTGCGGCTGTTCTTGATATGTGATTAGCAACATCATTACCTACACGTTTACGCCATTCTGCAATTCCCTTCTTATTACGAACTGATAGAACAGTTGTGATTGAGGGATACTTATTCCCCTCTGGGGTTTTGTATAGACGAGTACCATCTTGGTTTGTTGCTGATATAGGTTGTAACTTCACTGGTTCATGATTAAACATTATTATATTGCCCTCATTCTATCCACTAGTCTATCTGCTCGGTTGGTTACTTGACGATACCAAGCACTGTCAACCATTTCGTTAGCAGCTGCGTTCCAATCTTTTGCATCCACACCACGTTTCATTCCCTTGAATTTACTCAAACGAGTTCTGCCCATATTGAACATCATGTTTGCAATTATTTGTTGGGCTTCTTCTGGCAAATCTCCAAAGTCTTTGTAAAGGATGGCGCAGTCTGACAAAACTGTTTTACAGTCTCGCTCGAAGGCTTCAATGACTCTAGACTCACTGACGGAAGTGCCGATTTCCAATCTTGATTCTGGGTCTGAGTCAAGAACCAAATGCCCGACACCAAAAGTAGCATAACCAAGGTGATCATTATATATTTCATATTTTACTCCCTCATCTATTTCTAATTGTTTTCTAAGTTTATTTAAATTCATTTCTTCATCCAATTTGTTAGTTTTTTGCACTCTTCAGCAAAGAGGAATCTACACTCATAGATAGTCCAACCCCAGATAACCATTATTAGTCCACTTGTTATCCACATTAATAAGCCCATTATTCACTCCCAAATCCAAGTCTAATTTTATTGATAAGATAGTTACGAACAAAGCCTGATCGAACTATATCGCCAATAGTAAATTCTACACAGTTGAATTCATCCATTTCATCTAGTATTTTGAAGAAATCGTGTAGTCCGTTTTTTTCATTTTGCTTCTGTAAATCTGTCTGGTCAAAATCACCACAGAATACAATCTTTGCATCTTGACCAATCCTTGTTGTAATAGTATCAAGTTCATGAAAATTCATATTCTGACATTCATCTACTATAACAATTGCGTTGTCCATTGTCAACCCCCTTAGAAAAGAAGTTGATAAAAAGTGTAATGAACCTTGACCTTTTAGTCTATCGTATAGATTGTTAAATGCTTGTTCGTTAGGCTGTTCAAATATAAACTGCACCATGTTCTGATATGGTATTTGATACAGCGCAGATTTATCATCTTCATCGCCAGGCAAAAACCCAATCTCTCTTGTTGGTATGAGCGAACGAACCAATACAACTCTTTCGTATGGTGTTTTCAAATCCATCACATCTTGCAATGCGAGATACATCGCACAGAATGTTTTACCTGTACCAGCCGCACCATAGAGAAATTGATTTTGACCTTTCTTCCAAGAGTCAAAAACAACTTTCTGATTGTCCGTGATAGGTTTTATTGTTACAAGATTACTTGCGTTTATTTCTTTAGTTTTCTTTTTTGTGCTTGTCATTTTGCATCCTAATTAAATTGAGCCGTACCATTATTTTTTATTTATATTTTTCCATCCTGTCAAGAACACCATGTTTTTTGAGAACTTCTCTTGTTTTAATTTCTTTAATTGATTTAGTTGAACCCCCATATCTATCTGCAAGAGGAGAGCCTGGATTTGAATGTGCAATCTGTTCTAATCTTTCAGTCATACCACCATCAATCTTTTTTGCTGCAATACTGATATGGTCGCCAACAAAAGCAACCAAATTTGGTCTTTGTTTGATATGGGGATTGTCTAATTTATATTGATCAAGTTCAGAAATTTTCATGAAGCCTTCAAATTCTTCTTTAGTTTCATCATTATAGAAATTATACGTTGGCATTAAAGTCAAACTCCATTTGAATAGGTGGATATTTAGGCACTTGTTGTTTTAAAATATTAATCTCATGATTTAATTCTTTTATACGTGTATATGCATTGTATAGTTGTTTTTGTTGAGTTGCAAGTTCAAATTCCAAAAGTTCCATTACTCCCCCTTTAAGTAAGACAGTCCTGTTTGTCATTAAACCACTTTGGCATTGCTCTACTCTTCCATTTTGCAAAGCTAGATTTCTCTAGTATGTAGTAATTCTGGTATGCAAGAACAGTGTCGGCAACTTTGCAGAAATCTGGCATACATTGAGGTGGGTCAGTAAAATCCCCATCAGTAATATTCTTAGGATGTTCCAAAAGATGTTGTGTCAGACGTTCCGTAGCGTGGTGTTTGCCATAACGAAAGGTATACTCTTTCATCAGAGCATCCATGTGTTGCCATAACCAATCATAGTTTTTTGAATTTGCTCTTACCCAAATAGTACTAGGATGGTTCTTGTGTGCCATCTTGTATAGACCTTTGGAGTCTGCAACTTCATCACCAGCAAGGACACGATGTGCGGTAGAGAGCATCTGTGCGCTCTCCAGTATCATCTTCACAACGTGCTTGTTACACATCATCTGTGCAGCAATCTTAGGATCACGATCTAAATAAAATATATTCATTTGGTTCTCTTTTCATTATTCGATAACAACATTATACCAAACTTCCCATCAATTGTCAAGGCGTTTTTAGTTTTATTTTTCCCAACGATAGAATATGTGATCTTGTATTTCCACAGTTTTAGTTTTTGTTTTAGCCCAAGAAGGATTGACATAATCAGCGTGATAATGCGTAGCACCATCAGTGATATCTAAGAAAAGTAATTTATTACTCAATAGTGTTTTAGCAAAATCTTTCATTTTCTCATAAGTATTTTTATCTCTTGGTTTATCACTTTTGCCATCACACCACCAGCTGAATTGACACTTGTTTCTTACAGGTATCAATTCCCCCGTTCCCTTCCAACTAGGTCGCGTTTGACCTTGTTTTATTACTCCACAAATTGTGTTTGGAAAACGTGGATCATTTACTCTGTTCATCACAACAGTAGTCACTGCCAGTTCTCCAGCCGTTCCTTGACCCCTTGCTTCATGATACATGTTGAGTGCAAGACATTCTACCGCTTCTGATTTTAAATCTTTTGGTAAAGGTTGACCAACTGCACCAACAACACCGACCATTGTGCCAATCACTAGCTGTTCAATTCCATTCATTATATTAAAGTCCCTTCTTATTATACTTAGTTTTTAATTCCATCTCTGCGAGGTCATCACCCATTTGCAGGGCCGGGCGTTTGATGATAAACTGCGTGGTCATCTATCATATAGTCATCAGTCCAGTTGAAAGCTTCCTTTACAACATTTGCAGATAGACCTTTATATGCTTGATGTAACAATCCATCTTTGGCTGCGATAAGGACATCTGCTTCAGTTTCGTGCAAACCTTCAAGCATCTGAACAAACATTGTTTCTCTCTTACTCTGGGTTAGCAGATTATTACCACCCTGAATATAATGATATAGTTTTCTAGACTCATATGAAAGAACGCTGTGTTCAGTACCAGCTGGTGCATCGTTTCTTTTAAAAGGAACTTCTCCTTCTGGCAACGCCCACTTGATTTTAGGGTCAAATGATGACTTGAGTACCATTCTTAATGCTGGGGTGTTGTACTGTTTTAATAGAGCAACCTTGGTTTGTTTTGTTTTTGCTTTGGACACTTTGTCCAATATTTCTGATATTAATAAATCCATTCTAAAATTCTCCTATAGACTCAGTTAGAGTTTTTAATCTCGTTTTAATAAAATAGTTCAGTAGCTTACTACGATCATTGACTATCGTTTCCTTATATTTATGTATTATCTCAGACGACAATTCTTCTGGACAACAAGTAAGATCAATCAATTTTTTATTTCTTTGGTAGTTACGTTTTACTTCGTTGTTAGGAAGAACATCATTAACGTCATTGTCAATCCAAGATGAAATCTTTTTAGCACCCAACGGACGTTGGCGCAATCCTTCAGTGAATGTATTGTCTGGTGATAACACATTAGGTACTCCGTCACTTGTATCACCCTTGAAGATATGTTCTTGAAGATATGTAACAGGATTGTGGCCATCAACCATTTTTTTAGTAATCGGACTATACTGTTTCACATTAGGATACTTTTGTAATTGAATAAAATCTTTATCGCCAGACAGTATCATAATTTCGTCAGAAGATTCTGCACTAAGAACACCAATAACATCATCAGCCTCTGCACCATACACCTCTACAAACTTATAAGGTAGGTTCTCAGAAAATTCTTTTTTGATTTTATTAAGACATTCAAAGATAGCATCCCAATCATGATTAGATTTTTTTCTGGTAGTTCTCCGAGAAGCTTTGTACTCTGGAAAATAGTCACGCCTCCAATAATGTTTGGAATCATAACACAATACCAACTCACCAAATTCTGATTTGAATCGAGTACGATACATACGTAACGAATTAAGAATCATATGGCGAACCATATTTTCATCTGGTTTAGTTTCCTTAGTCATATGCAAATGCATCATAACACTTGCGACTGAAATTTGACTCATATCAACTAATATCATTTATCATCACCACCTTTAAACAACTCAATATATTTGGTTAAATTATTCATATCAACTTCAGTATGTTTCATGCCATCATCACTGATGTTAACATGAACAAATGTATCTACAATTTCTTGTGTGGGGTATTTCATTTTCAAAGCTCTATATACCAATCCCCGTGTAAACTCAATTATAATACCAATGTCTTGTATAAACTTTTCATCATTAACTACAATTTTATTATTATGACACATTTGGATCATGTTAACAATTAATTCCTGTGTCAAATCTTCAGAAAAATTCTTTGCGATCTCTGCTTCAACTTCATCAGAAGGTTTCACATATCTTTTTTTCCATGGCCCCTTAATAACTTGACCAAGTTCATTATCTTCTTCCACTTAATATTCCTCATCATCCATTTCTTCAGTCCACACATAACCCAAATCAGGATAGAGTACACCAACAGTACGTTTTGGTTGACCTTTTTTAGGCCCATACCAATAATAGGCAAGAGCAACACAACGCTTTTTCACTTTGCTTTGTTGATATTCCCCATAAAAATCATCAATCCAATCACCAGTACGAAGATAATTTTGCATATTGCGAACATATCCTTCATGGGTAGCAAGTCTTGCAGCTGCACCTTTAATGTTCTGTCTTACAGATGTACGTTCACTTTTTGCAAGGTCTTTCTGAGTTTTAATCCACAGTTTAACTTTCTCAGGATGCAATGTGTGTTCATTTGTTAATTCTCTTACACTGTTATGAACACCAGCGTTACCATAGTCAGGATTATTTGCAAGTCTCGTTGCTCTTGCTTTTGCGAGACGTTCTGATGCAACTTTCTTTTGCTCCTCAGTTATAGGTTTACGAGGTTTACAAATCTTCTTTTCAGATGGTGCTTCCCACTTACTGTTGTCCGTAGTAGCAATTATTTTCTTTCGTACCATATTACTATTTACCCCCATTTAGAAAAAATTCAACAATTTCTACTTTTACTTCCCAATGTCCTTTACACTTTCTTTAGTTATTACTTGATACGCACCTTTATTGTATGCTGGTGCGATGGTGTAATTAGATGATATTTTTAGTCTCTCTGAATTATCTTTTTTTGCACAACCATCTATACCAACAGTATCTATACGACTAGGTATGAATTTTGTTTCTCTGCGATATACATATTCGTGACCTTTCCACTCTACAAATTTTTTAGGTTTAGTTTTGAGTTGATCAGGGTGGCATCCGTGCTTACGAAGAAAGCTATCGTGGGCAGCACGAGCCGCAAGAATTCTCTTGTTTTTGGTGGGTTTCTTTTTCCGTGTATTATTAGTTGTGTAATACACAGGTAGCATATGCATAGTCATAATATAAATTTACCATAAGTTAGTGAAGAATGTCAAGTACCTTTAGTATGTTTTTCAATAATTTCAGTGATTTTAATCAATTCTTTTTCACCATCAGCGTCTAGTCTAGTGGAAATAAATCCATCTTCTTCAAGTTTGTCAAGAACCCAACTTACGACTTTTTGATGTAAAGTATCATTTTGAATATATCTACCGATCACATATGCTGTGATAATTGAACCCATTGCTATAACAGTGTGTAAGTACATGTCCATAATATTATTTATACCTTAATTTTTTTATCTCTTTTTTCATCTTATGTAACCATTATACAGAACTGAACAAGCTTTGTCAAGGCAAATTGTTGAGCGTAAGTTATTGGTTTTTAACGAGGTTTGAAAATAGTTATTAATTCATCCTTACCTTTGACCTTAATTTTGTCCAATTCGACACCTTTTAGGTCATCTGGTAGCTGTTCTTGGGTATATGATGAGTAAATCGTATTGACAATACTGCCATCTTCCTTGTGGTAATTGCGAGTGCTACCTTCTAATCTTGCAGCCAGATTA